GCATTTGTCAGAGGGCTTTGAAACGTCCTTGTGTTAGTCACTAACTCAAACGTATTAGAAGATGGCGTTATTGACGGGAACATATAAACAGTCATTAGATAAATCTCCTGCGCCTCATGAGGTCTTGTATTGAAGCAACTGTCTGCTGCGAAGTCTGTTGCATGGCAGCGCGAATCTTCATGTCCACATTAGCATCAGCACCAGATGCGTCTATGTTATTGACTATGGTAACTCCTCCACCCTGACCCTTAGTGTGGTCAATTACCGTTTCATTCGGGTGCAAAATTGCTGGAAAACCACCCTTGCCGTCCATGCCTCCACTTCGGCTTCCGTTTCCAGTGAAGCCACCGCCGTCAAACGAAGTAGACCTTATTTGTGCCACGTTAGCTAAACCAGCGGCGATTGCTGTTGCAGCGAATACTTGAGGTAAGGGCCAAGGGTAAGGACTTGCTAACGCATTGCCTGCCGCGTCATAGGTGGTCTGAATAGCGTTCGCGATTCTGAACGCTTTCTGTGCGGCAAACATCTTCTTGTTTGATGCTTGAACACCCGCAAACTGCGTCCCTAGCTGACTCAACATTGAATCTGTTAACTTGCTACCTTGCAGAATTTCACCATCAACACCTTTCTTCAGAAGCTCTTCTTTCTTCTTCTGGAAGTCAGCAAGTATTTGAAGCTTTATCTCACTAGCCTCTCGCTCTTTGTCTGCGTTAAGAAGAAGATAATCGTCTACTATCTGATTCTGTCTTTCGTAAGACTCCAACAGCGCCTCCTCTTCAGACAACAAAGATTTACGCAAGGACTCAAAATCGGTCTCAGTTTTTAATTTATGAGCTTCGTCTTTCTTTGTCTTTTCCTCTTCTTCCCTTAACCTTTTTATTCTTTCTATTGCTTCATCAAATTCTTGCCTAGCTGTTTCACCCAACCCAAGAATACTAGCTTGGTGTATGGCAAGTTCTATGCTGCTTTTCCCGTATGCATCTGCTTGAGCTACAATCCCTTCAACCAAATTTTCCCTGGATGCTTTTAGTTCCTCCGCTGATTTGACTTCTTTTTCTGTAGCATCAGCGTTTGCTTGACGAGCGTTTCTCTCTGCAATTAACGCCTCCGTAATCTTAGGATCAACTCCTAATCGCTTGCCTTGCAGTCTTGTTAGAGCGTCTTCGTTAAGCCCTATTTCTTGCGTTGAACGCTTCAGGCTTGTGACAAAATTATCTTGCGCCTTTGCGCTACTGTCCGTCTTTTCTTTATCTTCTCTTAAAGCATTTGTTTTATTGTGCATCTTCAACATCAAATCAATCTGAGTTGACGTAAGACCGTCCAAAGCAAGCTTGTACCTAAGAGCAGCGTCTTCACCCTGCTGGATAGCTATCTGCTCTAAGAGATACGAGTTCATTGAGCTTTTAAAGGCATCAAAAGAAGACTTTTTTGCTTCCGTTAATTCCTTAACGACCTTTGTCGTATCTTTGTATTCTTTTTGAGTACCATTCAAAACATCTTGCAACAGCTTTTGAAGCGTTACTGAGTCTTTAACCGCTTTTATATTTTCTAATAAAGCGCCTTCAAGCTTAATTAAAGCGGCGCTCTTTTTGTCTGTCGGATCTTTGGCGGCGGCCAACTCATGGACATAAGCACCAAGGGCTGCTGCCGCCTTCTCTCCTCCAAGACCAAGCTTTAAGAACATGCCTCTAAGCTTTTCTGCTTCGCTAGTGCTGATGTCAAATTTACTAGCCAATCTATCTAGCATCGCTTCGGGCGCTGCCGGATTAAAGCCCTTAAAAAACACAGAAGCGGTAGAGTCAAACTCTTTCATTGCCAGATCTGCCGCTTCAATTGCGTTCACCAAGGCAATTCTTAATCTATTATCTGCAAGCTCTTTGCTTTCTCTTGATAGTTTTGCGAACTCCTCAGTGACTTTCGCGGTAGCAGAAAGAAAATCAACTTCTAGGATCTTTCCCGCTTCTTCAGAAGATTTCTTTAGCTCATCTATTGCTTTCTTGGAGTTAAACAGGGCAGGCGCTAATGACGTACCAACTGCCGCACCGACAGCAAGCAAAGCACCAATCAAAGCACCGTTCTTTCCGAACAAAGACGCAATCTGCGAACCCTGCTGACCGAATACTAAGAGGGCGTTCTGTCCCATTTGCAACTGTACTGCAATATCCTGTATTTGATGGCCTAGCTGTCCAAAACCGCCGCGCATTATTCTCAAGCCGCCTTTTGACGCTCTCATCGCCGCAGTTTCAACACCGCGAGTTGCGGCAGTATTCTCTTGAGCTGACTTCACCATGGCAAGTTGAGCTTTGCTGAGACCTTGCATCTCAAGCTTCATCAACCGAAGTTCGTCAGATGTCATTTTAGTAACATCTTTCTCAATTTTTAACTGAGCAATGGTTCTTTCGGTAAGTTGCTGAAGGCGTTTTTCTTCTTCTGCTTTAGACCTAGCTTGCCTGGAGGCTTCTTCTTTTGCGGCAGATGCTTGATTAAGCGCGTCAATATCTTTGTGAAGCGTAGAGATATACTCTAACTGGGCATCGTTAGCGCCGTGATTAGCGGCGGTCAGCAGGTCTAGCTCTTTGGCTGTCTGCTTCAGCGCCAGCTTTTGATTCTCAAGACCTAGCTGAACCTTGTCTATGGCGTTCTTACGAAAAGCTTCGGAGGTTTTCTTCGCTCGCTCTACATTACGAGCATAGGAATTGAATCCTAATTTAGTCTGATCATCTATTAGGATCTTTGCTAGGACTGTGTCTCTTGTCGCCATCTGATAATTCTCTTTTTACTCTAAAGAAAGTCCACCAATGATCAAACTCAGAAACAGTCATTTCTAGGATTGTTGTTAAGGGCTGACCAAGGCGCTCTGCTAACTCGTACATATAGTATAGCTGAGTAGGGGTGTCTTGGTCAGTTATAAGTTTTTTCCCCTGTCCTCCTCTGACTCATTGTCAGCGGCAAGAACAAACGTAGCGAGCCTAGTCACTATGTCTGGATCTACTTTTTTCCTTAACGGAACCTTGTCTTCAAGGGTGAATACTTGGTCACCATTTTCGTCATTAAGACCAAAGATCACCGCGTAGATTAGATAGTCTGTGTTATCCGCATCCGCACGGCGAAGCATCCTAGCTTTGTCATCAAGCGTAAGATTCTTCGCATACAAGGTGACCTCCCATTCTGGGACTTCAATCTTGCGTAATTCTTTGGTGCCAAAATGAGCTACAGCGTTCTCAATTAGCTTCGGCATATTAAGAAACCGTAGATGATGCTAGTGCGCCGCTTCCTTGTACAGAAATACTAGCTTCAACCATTCCGTCAAAGCTTGAGCTTCTTGAAACGCCTGTCACTAAAGCCGTACCGGAATAGTAAGTGTCACCAGAAGTATCGCCTTCAGGATATAAAGCCAAAGTAACACTGGCTCCAACGGTTAAAGCACCTTGTCCTGAAGAATCCGTTTCGTCCCAAAAGCAATCTACTGAGCCAGAAAAACTGGTCAACGTGATTACATGAGTTCTCGCGGTATCTGCCATCTTCGTTGTTTCTACGGTATCCGCAGATTCTTCTATGGAAAATGATTTAACTTCAGCTACAGTGTTGCTGCCGACTTTAACAATTCCATCGCGTCCGATGTGACTAGCCATTATTCAGACTCCTTATCTGATTTAATTTCAGGATCAACATTATCTTCAAGCTTTTCAGCCTTCTTAGACTTTGCCTTCACCTTCTTTTCTTTTGTCCAACCTAAGTTGATCATAGATTCTACTTTAGACGGATGAGCATCAACTTCGCCTGTGCCGTCTGGGCTGTATAACTTCATATTATATCACCTATATTCCTGTGGAAGGAGCGTTTTGTGCGGTCCTATATTCTACAACATAATTCATTGTTGCGTACCCTATCGGATTCTCACCGTCACCATCATAATCTATGTCGGTGGACTCCAAGTAACTAAACCTCACCTTGCCGTTTAACTTTGGATCGGTTCCCATCGCAACCTCTACTTCGGCACAAATGGTGTCTATTGTGTCATCAAAAGTAAGGTTAGCTTTTACATACGCCTCAATCGTCAGCGTCATGGTCCGGTCTATTCCAAGACCAGTACCCATTGTAGATATGCTGCTTGTCTCAGACTTAGAGTAAATAATCAGCGCGGGTAACGAAGCATCGCTCAACGGATAAACTCGCGACTCAAAGACATTGCTACCCGTTGTCGTAAGACCCGTCAGCGTTGTCCCTACCTGTTCCCTGATCTGCTGTCTTATATGACTCATTGCTGTTCCAGTTGGATCTCAGAGATGCCTGTGCCGTCCGGTCTAACGTTTACCACTTTGTATGTAATGCCGCTGATCACCATGGTGTCTTGGTGAGCTATGGACGCAGCGTCAGCAGTCCTAATAACTGCAATAGGCTGATTAACCTCTACCGCGACACTACCCGTCTCAACAGAATAGTAATCGTTTAGAAGAATCGTCTTTATCGTAGCCGCAGAACCACCAGACGGTGTATACACGCAGTCAACGCCAAAGT